GCATCCCACAGGGATGAAGAGATAGTCCACCCCTCTAAGAAACTAGAGACCAGGAGAACGATTTTCCAAAGATTTTGGGCGCGGAACTTTACCGTCCTCACCCTGCTTACATTGCCGAAATGGCAGTGGAGCCTGTGGTGGTTCATGATTTCACCCGTCAGCCTGGTCAAACCGTTCAGTTAGACCGCTACAAGTTCTGGGGTACCCCTGGTACGAAGGACAGCCGTGAGCGTATTGCCGATCAAACCATCGGTACTGCTAACAGCCGTAACATCACCAAGGAAAAAGTCCTGGTGGTGCTTAAGGAATACACTGGTCCTGCAGATCCGGGTGATCCGACCCAGCCTTCGACCTTCAAGATTGCCCGCGAAACCCTGATCACGGCCCAGCGCCTGCTTCTGGATTCGGGCAACCTTAACATGTTCCACCAGTCGATCGGTAGCCTGACGCTGCTCGACGACTATCGCCGTTGGCGCGACCGCGTGTTCATTGATGAACTCGCCAAAGCAGAAGCTAACGGTGCTGCCTCTACCACCCAAGGTGGTTACTACTTCGCTGGTGGTAAGACCAAAGATTCCTCTGGTCGTATCTCCTACTCCAGCACTGAGTACGGCAATGAGGTGCAGCAGTTCCAGGTGAAAACCGACCTGCTGACCATTGTTAAGGACCTGCGTAAGCGTAACGTTCCGACCTTCGCTGATGGTCTGTATCGCTGCATCTGCGATCCTACCTTCATGATGCACCTGCGTCGTGATGCCGACTTCCGTGAGATCGCACGCTATAGCGGCAACCCTGGTCAAGGCATGTACATGGGCAACCCCATGATGCCTAACAACGCCAGCTTCTACATGGGTCCCCAAGCTGGTCAGGGTTACTTCCTGGCTGGTGAGCCCGTGATGCCGACCGGCGTTCAGTTTGAAGGCGTGAAGTTCTTCGAGTCGACCAACTTCCCGACCAAGACTGTGCAAGCCTCCTTCAACGGTGGTTCTACCTACAGCGCTCAAGAAGCAGCCCAAGGTTACTTCTTCGGTCCTCAGTCGATCGGCGTTGGTATCGGTGGCCCTAACGCTCAGGTGCTCATCAACAACAACGATGACTTCAGCCGTTTCATCATCCTTATCTGGCAACTGTACGCTGGCTTCGAGATTCTGAACAAGGACTTCGTGACCACCGCCTACAGCTTCGTGTCTGATGACGGTACCGTCTGATAACAAACCATAAATCCAAACATAGGAAAAGATAAATGACCTATTTGTCCGCTAAAAAAATCTACCCAGGTAACTGGGCAGAGCCCCTGAACGGTTGGTACAAGAACATTGATACCGACGACAGCGGTAGTGTTGATGGTTCCAAGGGCGGCCCCACTTCGGTGCTGGCTATCCCTGGCTATCGCTACTTCCAGCAGCGTGGTTATGTGCCCGTTACCGCAACTTCCGGTAGCGGTCCCGTGGCTGCAGCCGATGTGATCGTTCCTTCCCCTTACCGCCAGGACGACACTCGCCCCGACATCACCGGCATGGTGATCTCTGGTAGCAGCACCCTGCCTGCTTATGTGTACCGCGCCACCATCTCCGTTGCTTCTGGCTGGGGTGATGGTCGTGTTGCCTCTGGTGTGTACGCCGCCACCGGTAACGTGATCTCCTTCGGTCGTAGCAACAGTGGTAGCCCTACCGCTGCCTCCGGTATCGGCGAAGGTGTGATCCAGGCCAACCTGGCTTCTACCGTGTCTGGTACCCAGGCTGGTGAGATCTTCTTCGCCGCTGGTTCCGCTGCTTACAGCACCAATCCGTTCCTGATTGCATCCGGTGCTGCTGGTGTGACTGCCGGTAACGTGAACTATGCCGCTACCGCCGCTACCACCCTGAAGGTGTTTGCGAAGGAAACTGCTAATAGCACTGCTACTTCCGGTGGTTTCTACATCTCCAGTGGTGATGCCTCTGGTGGCCGCACCGGCTATCTCGTGGTTGAGTGCTGCTACATCCAACCTGATGTGGCTCCTGGCTACGAAGATATTGATGGCTACCTCCTGGGCCGCACCGTTAGCTGATTAGGTTAAACTAAGACCAGTGAATAACTGGTCTTATGTCAACCACTGCAGCACTGCTTTATCAGCACAAGAAAACAGGTGCAAGAGTCAAGATTGTAAGCGAATGGGATAACGGCGATTGGTTCATGGTCGAAGATCAGGACGGTCGCCTTTATACCGCATACAAGACTGAGCTTACACCTGATGAAGCTGCTACCAAAACGGTAAAAACGCTTCAGGTAAAAGATAAAGCTGCGCAGGAAGAGCCACGGACCTTCCCCCCGGACAACCGTTTGAATATCAATTCAGCTACCGCTCAAATGATCGCTGATCATATTAAGGGTATTGGATTGAAAACAGCCCGAGAGATTAAAGATCTTCAAATGTCCTTATCGGGTGAAAGGTTTAACAATCTCGAACAGTTAAAGAAAATCGGTCGGGTTGATTGGGAGGCCGTCATCGCCGCTGACCTGATCAGGGTTTGATTGCTCATCTCCAAACTATGCCCCTGGGAAACCAGGGGTTTTTACTTTTAGAATGTAGATATGGCAAAGATCACGCGACTAGGGCAGCTTGGATCTACTGGAATTTCTTCCGGTCCACATTTGCATGGCTATGTATTAAACCTTCAGACCAATCAATACGAAGACCCTGGCATTCATCGCAGTAAATTTTTAGGTGTTAGGGTCGGCCCTAATCGAGTTCCTAAGTATATTCCCGATGAAAAAGGTGGGTTGCAACTAAATCCAGCAGCCGGCCTTACAATGACTTCTGGTTTTGGTCCCAGGAATACAGGCATTGCCGGTGCTAGTACATATCATCGGGGTAGAGATTATGCTGGTGCAGAAGGGACTGAGATTTTTGTAGAAGGAGATATCAAATTTAAACCTCGTCCCAATGAAGGTGGTTACGGTAATTTAGCCTCCTGGACAACAGGAGATGGGAAATATGAGCTTGGCTACGGCCACATGAAGACGCTAGGAGAAGCTTCTGATCTTACCGGCAGTAAGGTACAAGATCCCTCTGGCACTGGTACAGATCCTAAAGAGTTTTTAATGGGTTACTTGCTTGGCACTGGCTTTGCAGGTGAACCAAAAGAAAGCGGTGCAACCAAAATGAAACGTCAACTTGTTCAACAATTATTGCAACCCGCTCAAACAATCAATCCCATGGAGTTGATAGCAAGCCTTCCTAATCCATACGCCGTTTAATTCACTGCATTTATAATTGAGAACATACGGAAATAAGCTGTGCAGCTCAGCGATTTTGACAAGAGTAGAGTCAGGTATCACCTAGGCTACTTCACGGTTTCCGTGCCGGCGGGTGACTATGCCCGACTTGAAGAAGCCATGAACACCGTTCCGGATTCATACTTCTATGACAAAATTGCTATCCAAATTGGACGTTGCGACACTGCTGAAAAGAGGACTGAAGTAGCTACTTCACCCTCTACACGCATCGAAAACATTGTTGGTGATGTCGATCGTACGATCAGATCCAGTAATGCCAAAGAAGCGCTTAAGGTTTGGGATGAGATTTATCTCTACGAAACCAACCGTTTAGCCGGCATCCTTTACGTTCCCAACTACAAGGATCCGTTCCAAGCCAGATACCGTTACGAACGCTCTGGTGCTGAATTCATCCAGGCTTTACCTGGCCCTGCCGATACGGCTGTGGGATCACGCATTTATTTACATGAGGTTTGGCGGTAATGATTGGACCTGCTCTTCAAGGCGCACAACTGATTTCTAATCTTGGGCGTATTGCTCCATGGGTACTTAGCGGCGCAAGCATGATCCCTGGCATTCCGGGCGCAGTAAATGCCGCGGGTAGATTTTTAAATCAGCCTGCAGCACCTTATAACGCTGGTGGTGGTGGTATGGGGGGTCGACGTGGTACTTCTGGTGGAAGAACTGATACTAAACCTACTGGAAGTTTGCGTGATTACGGCACAGGTTATAAAGAAGCAGAACTTCGTGCGGGGGCTGCAGCAGAGAGTTTTCGTCCAGGTGCAGGGTTCCCTGGGCAACAAGCTGCTGCGGATCGTGCATATCAATCTGAAGCATCTCGTATTGCTCAGTTAACTGCTCAAGATCCTGAGCTTCAGCGTTACGAAGCGGCACGTGCAGGTGCTAAGACACAAGAAGAGATGAATGCCGCACGCGACATTGGCATGCAGATCTGGCAACAAAAGTACGGTAACACTCCAATGGGCCAACCCGGCGGGGCTGTCGGGGTCAATAATCCTTTAATGCAACGTACCTTTGGTTATCAGACGGGATCTGCGCCAGGACAACAAATGGGCGAGCCTACCTTAGGCCCTTCTCCCCTGGTGTCACAGATTGACCAGTCTTTAAATCCGGCAAGTCCTAACTTCATTGGTGGTGAAGGTGCACCGTTAATGAACTTTGCTGACCCACGTTTTGAAAACATGCCCCCAGAAAAGTTCCAAGAGCTTTTAAACCAATACACCAAGCGTTGATCCTTGGCATTGCTCAGCATGTAAGCCCAACCAACTGGACACGAATCTTTGATTCACGGGGGCCAGTGTTGTTGCTTTAGACCCATGATTCTTTGCCCTAATTTTGTTAAACGCCTTACGACCAAGCTCAGTCTTGTTGTTGCATTACAAGCTGTTTTTATCCCTGGTCTTAGAGCAAGTTCAAATTGGGTAGGAGCATAACACCATGGCAGATCGTTCCTTTTACGAAAAGTTTAGACAAACGCCGGAAGCGCAAGGTCTTTTGCGTATGTTGCGTTTTGCAGAAGGAACAGAACGTGGTGGTCAAGACTCATATCGAGTCATGTTTGGCGGATCATTAGCACCAGACTTAAAGCGGCATCCAGACAAAGTTATTAAAGGCGGGAAATATGCAAGTGCCGCTGCAGGTGCTTATCAATTCATGCCGGGGACGTGGCAAGCACAACAAAAAAAATTAGGCCTTGAGTCTTTTGGTTCTGTTGAGCAAGACATTGCCGCACTTGATCTTGCACGCCAACGTACCATGGGTCTTGGCGGCCTTTCTTATTTACAGAAACAAGGTTTAACACCTGAGTTTGTTGCTGCTCTTGCACCTGAGTGGGCGTCACTTCCTACGAAAGAAGGCAAGAGTTATTACGGTCAACCCGTTAAAAGTTATTCTGAATTACAGAAAACTTATCAACAAGGAAGGCAACCCCTCTCCGGCGAGCAAGCACAAGGAGCAGCTACTGGGCAGGAAACATCTTCTACCGGTTTCCTCCAAGGCTTCTTATCGGCAATGGAGGGCAGCAAACCAAAAGATTTATCTGTTGCCGATCTGTTAAAACAAGAGTTGATGGGGCAGCTTTTGACGCCTGCACAACCTCTTGCCATGAATCCATTTCAAATGTTGCTTAACATGAGTCCATATGGTTAAACCGCGTTAGAATTGACGAATCATAAAAGCGCAGTAGAACATTGTCCTCGACTAGCTCGAACAAGCAACCCATGCTCATTGACCGGCCGTTATTTGATTCGGTTCGGGTAACGACCCAGACTGTTGGTAGTTCTACTGCCAACACTCTCTTTGTGCAAGGCGGACAAGCTCCATCGATCTTGGTGGATATGGACGCTGCTCTGCAAGAAGATAACAATAGTGGCGGCGTTGTTGATTCCATTACTATCAGTCGTAATGACTTCTATCGTGACCCAGATTACACCGTTAATGCGTCGACTTCTGGTACTGTTATATCTCTTGTCAGTGGTCAGATTGTGTTTGTTGCTGCCACTGGGGTCTTAGCAACTGCTCCTGCCAGTGGTTACGGTTATTACACCTACACGGGAGCGACAACGCTCACGGGCGTTAATACCGCATTGGTTTATTCGGGTGGAACCGCCAGTGGTTTCTCATACAACGGTGTTGCCTATGGCTACCAACCAGAGGTAACTTTTGTGTTTTATCAAACCCGTGGTACAACAGTACCTATCCCAGCCTCTGGTGATTACCGCGTATTGTTCGCCAAAACTCTTCCAGCTAACAGTGGCACTGTCGACTGCTCTGACCTGATGCCGCAACTTGCTGCTCCCGTTGCACAGGCTGGTAACACCACTGGTTTAGGTTCCACTGCTCCCCTACGCAACAAAGGTATCTACCTGGAACGAGGCGACCGCATCTACGTTGGTGTGTTCCCTGACGGACCCAACAGCTCTGGTTACATCCCAGGTGCTCACGTTACTGCTCAAGGCGGATTCTTCTGATCATGGCCAAAAAGAGTGGAAGCTCTTTTGGTAATTTCAGCCGGTCTGAAGTCTTTGACCCGAGGCCGGTTAAACCGATCACGACTGAGTTTTCCAAAGGTTCAGTACCTGATTCCATCTACTCTGCTAACAGGGAATCCGCATGGTCCCGTTGGCGTCGTGGTTATGAATTAGCTACTGCTACCTTCTACGACAACGGCTACAACTATCCTTTCCAATACCAGATTCCTGTTCCTTCTGGTACGCCAAGTTCTGTTGTCAATCCATCTCCAACCGTATCAGGGACTTTTGTAGGGTTCCCGACCAAGAACAAAGAGATGGGTATGCATTGGGCTGGCTGGCGTTATGCCGGTTCAATGCGTAGCGACAAACTAAAGGACCCGCTCACAAACCAAAAACTGTTTATTGAATCAATCACAGAGGATGCAAACTATTGGTATGTAAAGCTCGCAGGTTCCTGGAGCGCAGGCAATCCACTTCCTCCGCCTTTTTTTGTTGCTGTTCCAGGGGTACCAAATGGTTTAACACCCTTGAATAGTGAGATTCTTGAGGATCGTGTCATTGATATCGATGGTGAAATCATTGATCGTGATACGATCAACCCACAAACACAAAAACGATACGGCTACACCCAGGCCGTTTTGGTTGCTACAAATCCACTGACAGGTATATTAACACTTCGTAAGTCCGGTTCTGTACAAGTCACACCGGATAAAGAATATATCTCTCCTGCTCCTCAACCTTTTACAGTTGGACGCTATCTCATTACAGGTGCAAGGTTTTGTTGCTCGTGCCAAGACTTCACGCACCGTGATTTTGCTTTTATGCGTGACATCACAAAACCCATGAAGAAGCTCTACCCACGCAGTGGGGCTTCTTCTATTAAACCTGGTCGGTATGAAGAAACAACACTGGCAGGTGTATTAAATAACAGTGCTATGACTGTTGCATCTGTGAATAGACAGATGACGGTCTATGCGCCCAGTGGTTTTACCCTTCCTTTTGATGTCGCTCCATCTACCGTTGATCGTCAAGCTACACGAGATAACCCTGGTGTTTACAGAGATTTTGGTGCAACCTATACAAGGAAAACTGGAACGCCCGCTATACCAGGAACAACAGCAGATGGCATGCCTTCTTATGAAGACTACAAAAGCGAGCAAGGCACTGTCACATCTTTAACTGATAACTGGGAACCGCTGCTTGATGAGCTGCGCTATTGCAAACACATTTACGCTCTTAAGTTTGCTGACAATACATTTCCGCCAGAGCCCTCCGATTTTCCTGTCGGCATTGGAAGCATGGCTGCATGGGAACAAAAACTTGTTGACCAAACAGAAAGCGAGCAAAAAGATATGGACGCAGTTAATCTGAATCGGTTTTCACTGTCTCAGATGGATGTACCACCTTATAACTGTCAATCACCAATGATGATGCCAATGATGCAAAAACTGTTTAATGTGCCTACTCAATTCATTGTCATGCAAGGTTTCACAATGTTTGATAAGAACGGACAACCTTACAAACCATGACAATTCAGGTATACTTGAATTAAGTCTCACGAGACTTATTAAGGTTTTCCTTGTCCCTTGCGAGCTAGTCCCACCATTCGATATGGTACGGGTACTTAGCTCATATAACACATGACCCACCAACCGCCCCTGGATCAGCGGATTGTGGATGAGTATTTCCGCTTAGCATCCAGTAGAAAAACAAAAGACATTGCTTGGCTTTACGGCATGGTTGCCACTTATGGCATCAAGCCAGAAGACCTAGCTGACCTTGACTGGGGACCAGATCTTTTCATTTCTGTCCCTGGTAAAAAGCGACTTGTACGCCCACTCCATCCACAGTGGGTTTTCTTGTTTGGCCTCAAAGAAAAACAGCCCCGCAATTTGCAGAGCTGTTTGCCGTCCATCAGTTCGTCCATGTACGAGGCTATGGCTTTTCAGAATGTCGAGTTCAACATTACTGACCTAGTCCTCGCCCACAAAATGCGCAAGAATCACTATAGGCAGGTCAAGCGGCTACCGGCATCATACCCTGCTTTTGCAGGTGTTTCCTGACTGCTGTCACATTCCAGCGATAGCTGTCCCTGGAACGGGTCTCCGGGAATGCCGCGTAATGTGGGCCAAGCTTCAGGGTGCCATCATCGCGGTACTTGAAGAGCGTCTTGCGGTCGATTCCAAGGAGTTCTTCAAGTTGCTGAGCAGAGACCCAGCCAGGGTGCTTAGCCATTGGTTTGGCAGTCGTTACTCATACAACTTACCGCAAGTCAAGGCGGCGTCAACGGTCTTAAGAAAAGTTTTATCTCTTTGCTGTGCCCGTGAAACTGTATGGGGAAATTAGAATGAATTAACGGCAATCGAAGAGCATGTTTTGCAGCCAGCACGAGCCCCTCGCTTTGCTAGTTGAATTAACACCAAAGCTTGCCAAGAAACGTTTCAGAGAAAGTATATACCAAGCCTGGGACCACAAATGTGGTTATTGCGGCGAGGCTGCTACGAGTCTTGATCATATTATTCCACGCTTTAAATCAGGTTGTTCTAATCGTCATAACTTAGTTCCAGCCTGTAAAAAATGCAATGCAAACAAAGCATCAAGTGACATGGAGACCTGGTACAAACAACAAGAGTACTTTTCAGAAGATAAGCTGGATAGAATTAAAGCCTGGATGGATTTATCCTATCCCAAGGTCATTGACCTAAGAGATTTCAAAGAAGCGTCATGATTCGTTTTAATGTTGTCAATGGTTCCCTGCGGCCTGTACTACCAAGTGACGCAACCGCTGACGTAGTAGAAGCAGCAGATACAATTGCGCAACGTTTAAACGCTATCCAAGGCCCTGGTGAAAACTACAAAAGTTTGATGGAGTCGCTTGATCAAGCACTTCAAAAAAATAACAGCAACGCAAAAGATTCAATTGATGATGTAACCGTAAAAGAAATTGAAGACTTTTACGTCAAGGCAACAGGATTAAAACCCTGGGATTCCAGCAAACAAGGGGTCGACATAAATAAATTTGATGCAAAGTTCTATTCAAAGCAAGTACCTGATTCAATCGCAAAATGGAATGAAGCCTCAAAAGCTGTTTCTTTTGCCGGTACAAAGATTCCAGATATTGATGTAACCAAAAAGTATTCAGATCTTGATTCTTTTCTTCACGCTGATTACACCTTTGTCGGTGCACCTAGCGGTAAATTAGGCAAGCCAAGAGCCCTGGAACAATATCAAGAAACTCTTCGTGCTCCTACAAATCAAGAACGTCAAGTACTCAGAGAGACGCTCCTTGGCACATCAAAAGATAAACCTCAGTCATTGGCTGAGCTTGCAACACAAGGCATTGTTGACAAACAAGGGGAACAAGTATTTGGTGCTTTGTCAGCAGACGTCTTAAAACAGACGATGGATGAATATGCAAAAGCACTAAAAGAGCAGCAGAGGTCTGATCTTTTTCAAGGAATGGGTGTACCCAATATTAACAACATGAAGCAGGACATCAAGAATGCCATTCTTGGTGATATGGGAGCAGGAGGATTTCTTGGGTTTGGTGCCAAGTCTGATCTTGCTAAAGGCCTTTCAAAAACCCTGGACAAGAGCCTTGGGATTGGTTCGTCTGTTCAATACAATTGGCAAAAGTGGTTTGACGAGACTCTCTCCAAGCGATATGAAGAGATGTCACAAGTCACAACGCCAGGAGAAGCGAAAGAGACATATGAACTCGACAAAGCATTTGCAAAGTCTTTTGTAAAAGATTACTTAAAACCTCGTTTTGACAACTCAAAATCTATCTCTGAATTCATTAGCTATATAGACGTCAAAGAAAATGAGCAAAACGTTTTGCAGACGCAATTAGCCTCTAGTGCACTTAAAGACTTTTCAAAGCAACAAGCACAGGCATTTATTAACCAGCTAGGCGGCCAACCTATCCAGAGAGACTTTGACCCTAACTTTTATTGGAATCCAGAATTACTGAGTGGTACAGATGCCACAAACAAGAAATCACTTTATGAACAACAAAAACAATCAGTCCAAAGCGCCTGGGACGCACGCAATAGTGATGCCGCCGTAAAAGATGGTAAGCCATGGTCGCAACTTGCCTATGAATATGGCATTGATCTAGAAAATAAAAATGACTTCGCCCGTTTACACTACTCAGTAATCGGTAAGGACAAGAATTATGATCCCGTTGCTGATACCTATACCAGGCAAGATCTTGCTGCTTTTATTCAAAAGGATCTTACTAAAGCCCTGCAAGATAAAAAAACAGAGTTTGGTAATCCTGTATTTCTTGCTTTTGTAACAGCAGAACAAAAAGCAAAAGAATTTGTTGATGCTTTAAATGTTGCGGATTTACCTGCGGATTTAAAAAAGCAGCTTAATAAGTTAGGCATCAATGAGAAGCTAGATTCAACAGAGGATGTCAAAGAAGGTTTGATGGGTATCTTACGTACCAATCAAGCTATTGATATTCGAGAGCGTATTAAAGAATTGAATGAACAACGAATTAAACCAACGCAAGAAAAACTAGGTTTTGGTTATATCCAGAGAGAGGGAGACGAGAAAGTTGAAGCACCTACAGGTGGCAGTGCCCTGTTTAATATCTTTCAGAAAGCAGGCTATGGCGGAAGTGAATCAGAGTTCTACACAGATTTTTTCCCTGATGCAACTGAAGAAGATAAAAATCTTTCAGCATCGGATGTAGGTAAAGCAAGTACTGCGAAAGGAGCGCAAAACCTCTTGGGATTTAGTATGCCTGATTTTTCAGATCCCTTTGCCGCCATTGGCTCTCTTGATAAGATGATGGCAGATGATTCAACAAAGAAAAAAGAAACATATACACCCACACGTTCACGTTTCTTTGATTACTTCCCAGATGAAGAAGATGAAGGTGCGCCTTCCTATTTTAATATGGGATCAGGCGGTGGCTTTGGATCTCTCTTTGGTTAGTACATATGGCAGATAAACGCAAGAAAGCTGCTTCTGCAGCAAAGATACATAAAGACTCAATGGAGTGCAATAAACCACGCAAGACTCCTGGACATCCCACCAAGAGTCACGTGGTCAAAGCATGTGAAGGTGGCAAAGAAAAGATTATTCGTTTTGGTCAGCAAGGCGTAGAAGGCGCTGGTAAAAACCCAACAACAGCTAAGGACAAAGCACGTAAGAAATCTTATTACGCACGACATAATGCCCAGGATTCTAACCCTGATAAGATGTCGGCAAGGTACTGGAGTCATAAGGTGAAGTGGATGATCTTAAGTGGTATGATAATCCCAGAGTTACTCCACACATGCCTTCACATTGGAACTACGTTGACGTAAAGTGTACGGTTTGCGGAACAGAAGGGAGCATTCGAATTGATCAGTACAATCGCAAGGGAAAACAATGGATTTGTCGCTCATGCGCTTTTTCTGGTAGAAAATTAAACCTAAAAAACCCTTCTGCTAAACATGACCCAATAAAAGCGGGAGCATGGAAAAGTTATTGGAGAGCAAAAAAACGCGTAAACAAAAATCATCACAACGCTTATGCTCACGTTGAGTTTAAGTTTAAATCTTTTGAAGAGTTTTACAAAGAACTAGGACCAAGACCAGAAGGCAAAAGTTTAGATCGGATTGATCCCTGGGGACACTACGAATCTGGTAATGTCAGATGGGCTACACACAAAGAGCAATGCAATAATAGAAGAAAGAATCAAATAAGGTGAAGTAGTGACGCCATTAGCCGGTAAGTATATAGAGTTTGATGAGTATCTTGCTCCGCAAACAAGATTAAGTCTTGGCCCTGGATATGAAAACATTACTTTGGAACAGCGCAAAGCATTGGAAAATGCACTGCGTACGATTCATACAGCTCCTCCAGGAAGTGAGCAAGCCGTACAAGGAATGATTCAGCTAGGCCAGATTCAAAACGCAATTGGTGCAGGGCAAGGAAGCAAGCGCTAAGCTACATGGGTCGATACCGCACCAGCATGGCAAAACCCAAATCAACCACAGTCCGACTTGAGTCCAAACCGAAGCGCACTAGACAGGGGCAGGGCAGAAACTCTTTGCCTAGCCACGGTCGCAAAAAGATGAGGGGCCAAGGTAAATAAAAATTATGTATATTGGGGATAACAATAGTTATCTCCATGTCGGATTTTTCGCGTGCTATTAACCTAATTCGTAAATACGAAGGGTTTAACGAA